TCCCAAGATGGTACTGATACTAAAGTAGCTAAGAGAGGAAATATTAAAGTAGATGCAACTAACGCTTACATTTACGTATAGAAGTTAGTTAATCACCTAGTCCTAATAAAATAGAACAATGAGTTGGAAAAAAATAATACTTAGCGGCTCTTCAGCCGAACTTTCAAACATAAATGTAAGTAATGCAGTGACTGCCTCCTTTTTTAAAGGAGACGGTTCTGCTCTTACTAATGTTACTGCACCCGGTACTATTTCATCTTCTGCACAAATTGCCTCTGATATATCAGGATCATTTACCTCTACTAGTTCATCGTTAGCTAGCAGACTATCAACGGCCGAAACTGAATTAGAACTAACTTTATTAAGTGGGTCAGAACAAGTAGTAGCAAGTCTAGTTAACCAACAAGTAAATTTAGGTACAGGAGCAATAACTGCTTCTATATTTAAAGGAGATGGTTCTCTTTTAACTAATATAACAGTAGATCAAAATGCTACTGTAATTGAAGAATTTACAAATCAGACAAGTGTAGCAGTTACCCACAATTTCGGGTCTAAAAATGTATTAGCTACCGTATACAACAGTAGTGACGAACAGATTATTCCTGGCACAGTAACTACTACTAATACTAATGTAGTTACAGTAACGTTTGATACTAGTACTTCTGGTCGAGTAATCGTCGGTAAAGGAGGACATGTTGTATCAGGATCTATTCCTTTTGCAAACATTAGTAGTAAACCCACATTAGTATCATCATCTATTTCAGGTGATGCACAGGGTCAAATTAAGTTAAACGGAGTAAATGTAGATGTTACTACTCTTCAATCAAACGATAGTCCCACTTTCGCTAGTTTAACACTAACAGGTGATCTTACAGTACAGGGTACTACTACTTCAATACAAACTAGCAATCTACTTGTAGAAGATAAATTTATAGTTCTTAACTCAGGATCTGCAAACCCTGATGAAGGAGGTATTTTAATTGATGAAGGAGGAGCTAAAGGACATGCTTATGTTTACGATAGCAACGAAACTAGATTTGGTTTTACCAGTTCCTTATCACACAGTGCTACTTCTGTAGCTCCAGATGCTTTTGCAGCAGCTGTTGTGGATATTGACGCAGGACATACTGACGTCCCTGAATACCAAAAAAATGGAAATATTAAAACTGACGATGGTACTGTCTGGATATATGCATAGAGATTATGGCGTTAATTACTAATGGAGACTTTAAAACAGGTAAAGAAGCTTTTGAAAATTTAAACAAACCAAATAATTCTAAATTAAGTTCTACTGAAATAGATTTTGTTTTAACTAAATTACGACAAGCTAACTACAAAGGAGTAGAATTTGAAATGTTCTATACTGTATTTAAAAAATTGACAGATATGAAAAAGTAAATTAAGGCCTTCGGGCCTTTTTTTATTTTAGTAGGATAATTAGTAAATTTTTACTATATTTATATAAAAGCTATTATAGGCCTTGAAAGGAAGTGGGCTCAATTGAGTTACCAACCATAATATAAAGTAAAATGCCAAACTGGAAAAAACTAATAGTTAGCGGGTCTTCTGCTAATTTAACCAATCTTAGTGTTACCAATGCAGTAACTGCATCATACTTCAAAGGTGATGGATCAGCGTTAACAGGAATAACATCAGATATTTCAGAAACAGCTACTATTGCTGATTCTTTCTCAAATCAAACATCAGTAGCAACATCACACAATTTTGGTACTAAAAATGTTCAAGTAGCTGTTTACGATGACAACGATGCTATGATTATTCCTGATAGCATAGTTACTACCGATACTAATACTGTAACTACAACATTCGATTCATCTACTACAGGTAGGGTAGTAATAGGAAAAGCTGGTCATATAGTTTCCGGTTCAACACAAGCATACAGAGAAAGTATTACAGGAGCATCCTCTTACGCAGTCACACATAGCTTGTCAGAGGATTACCCTATAGTTCAAGTTTACAGTAGCAGTAGAGCACAAGTTATACCGTCAGAAATAATAACAACATCTGCAAATGCATTAGATATTACTTTTACTTCTACGTTTAACGGTACTGTTGTAGTAAAAAAGTGATATTTATAAAAGACTAATTCATACGAAAATAAAATAACTTATGAGAATAGATAGCCCTAGCGTCTCTAATTTAACGTTCCAACCTGGAGCAGCAGTAGCTGACTCTAACTTTACTGGTTCCTTCAGTGGTTCATTTGATGGTGATGGAGCCAATCTTACTGTTGGATACGCTAACATAACAAGCAAACCAACTTTAATCTCAGCTTCAGCAGAAGGTGATGCACAAGGTCAAATAAAATTTAATGGAGTAAACGTAAACTCAAATGCATTAGGCACTGATGATACTCCTCAATTCGCTTCTATAGAATTAGGTCATGCATCCGATACAACTTTAGCAAGAGCCAGCTCAGGTGACGTAAATATAGAAGGAAATGTAATTTATAGAGCAGGCGGTACTGATGTACCCGTAGCAGATGGTGGTACTGGAGCCTCTACATTAACTGATGGAGGAGTACTACTTGGTTCCGGTACAGGAGCTATCACAGCAATGGCTGTTTTAACTGACGGTCAAATGATAGTAGGTGACGTAACAACAGATCCTGTAGCAGAAAGCGGTGCGACATTACGTACATCAATTGGTGTTGGAACTGGTGATAGTCCTCAACTAACAGGAATTGAATTAGGTCATGCATCAGATACTACACTTACTAGAGCTTCATCTGGTGATGTTGATATAGAAGGTAATATAATATACCGTGCTGGTGGTACAGATGTACCAGTTACCGATGGAGGAACAGGTGTTTCTACTTTAACTGATGGAGGAGTCTTATTAGGATCTGGAACAGGAGCTATTACGGCAATGGGTGTTTTAGGTGATGGTGAAATGATTGTAGGAGACGGAACAGGAGACCCAGTTGCTGAAAGCGGCGCAACCCTCAGAACATCGATCGGTGTAGGAGCAGGAGATAGCCCAACTTTTACTGATCTTACCTTGACAGGAGATCTTACAGTTACAGGAACGACTACAGAACTACAAGTTACAAATCTTAATGTAGAGGATAAAAATATCAAAGTAGCATCTGGATCAGCAGATTCAGCAGCAGCAGATGGTGCAGGACTTACAGTCGATGGAGCATCAGCTACATTTACTTATACTCATTCCGGTACTAAATGGAATATGAATAAAGCTCTTGATATGGGAGCTAATACTATTACTACTACAGGAGCTATAGCAGGAGCAACACTTAACACAGGTCAAGGAGCAAATGAGCTATATGCAATGAACCAAGATGTTAAAACGACAGACGATGTAACGTTTAATAATGTAGATAGTGACGGATTAGTAACTGTAACCGGAACTGGTACTTCACAATTCTCTAGTCACTTACAATCACATTGTTTAGGTATAGGAACAGCTCCATCAACAGTAGCAGGAGAGATTAGAGCTACAGGAGATATTACAGCATACTATTCTTCTGACGAAAGATTAAAAGAGAACTTTGCACCACTAGCAGGTGCTTTAGATAAAGTAAAAGCAATCGGAGGATACGAATTTGATTGGAAAGACGGAATTGAAGATGCTACTAGTAAAACAGGACACGATATTGGAGTTAAAGCACAAGAGATACAAGCACAGTATCCTGATCTAGTTCACGAAAGAGATAATGGATATCTAGCAGTAGATTATATTAAATTAAGTGCAGTATTAATTGAGGCAGTAAAAGAATTAGCAACAAAAGTAGAAGAATTAAGCAAATAAAAAATGGGTTTTAAATTAAATGTAGAATTAGAGACAACATCAGGTCCTACTTCAGAGTTTTATATAAGAATAGAAAATTGGAAAATTAACAGATCTTCCAATTTAGTTACTTTTACAACTACTGCTTGGCTTAATAAAGAGCAGGCTACTAACTTTAATAGAAAGTACGCTGATGATAAAAGTAAAAACGCAGTAGGCTTAGTAGGATCTAAAGTAATTTATTACGAAGATGAATTAAGTAAAGGTGAAAAAGTAGATATAAAAAACTTGTATAGTTTTGAAATGATTAAGGAACAAGAGGTAGAAATACCAGTTTATAAAACAAAGACAGTTCAAGTAGAAGTTCCCTATATAAGTTTTGATGAACAGGGGGACGAAATAACATTATATAGAACAGTAGAAGAAGAGAAAAAAGTAAAAGTAAAAACAGTTAAAGAAACTAAAAAAGTAATAGACATATCAGTTTTAGATGACTTAACAGGTAATAGTTATAAAGTATTGAAAGAAGAATTAAAGAAATTTTTTCCTCCTAATAAAATTATAAAAACATAACGATGGCAGTACATACTTACGGAACAACTAATATTTCATTTAGCTCTTTTGATACATGGGCTAATAATATATCATCTGATTCTAATGTAACTATGAATAATGCATTAGCAGATGCTTCTCCTTCTAATTCTAACCCAACATCAGCTAGCGAAATATATAATGGTAACTGGTTTTACGGATCAGTACAAGTATCCACAGGAGGATTTGTAGATGTTTCAGCAGGTAGCTACTCGGTAAATGATGTGAATAGTACGACTACTTTAAAAAATGTTGACTTAGATTTAAATAGTGTTACATTAACAGCAGACGAAACTGCTGCTTACCCTAGAACATTTGTAAGATGGAGAGCAGGAGGTTCTGGAGGGTCTGAAATACAGACTGGTACAACATTAACATTAGGTACTTCAGATCAAACATCTACTACAGTATTCTACGCTGAATTTACATAATAGAAAAACAAAAGGTTATTGAAGGTTATATGGGTTTATGAAAATATAAAGGGAGACAACTCTTTTTATACCAAGTTAGATACACTACTACTTATCAGTTCAGGTGTACAGTGGAAAAAACATCATCCACAGTACTCTACTACCTTATATTGTGATAAATTAACTCAGGCTTTCCTAAAAGATCTCAATGCATTAGACACATGGAATAAGATTATTATACTTCCCACAAATAAGAGTATTGATAAGAGTATATTCTGGGCTTCTAGTAAATTAGAAGTTTTAAGAAATATAAAAGAACCAGTTCTATTAATGGATCACGATTTTTTAGTATACAAAAACATTTCTGATTTATTTTCTGATAAACATTTATTTGCTCATGAAGAAGATGGAATACGGTATTACCCAACTGCAAATGATCCATTTATACAAGAAGTATCTGATTTACTCCCTAGACCTAAACCCTATGCTGTAAATTGTTGTTTCTCTTTTTTTCCTGATTATAAATTTGCAAATAAGTATGCTGAGTTTTCTTTAGAGTTAATGTACAGGTTTACTAAATTAAAAGTTCCTAATTCTAAGTTTTTAATTTTTGCTGAACAGCTAGCTTTAAAGCATTTACTAGATTACCATAAAGTAGAGTACGATACATTAATGAAAGAAGTTTTTTTGGCGAATGAAAGAAAGTTCGTATCTTGTGATAAAGGACTTATACCGAAAGAAGAAACATATAAATACTTTAAGCATTACTGGATGGATAAACCTAGGATTAGAAAAGACGAAACTTGTATTGAGTATATTAATCTTAAAAAAATCGTAGGTAATAACAAAGGTATAAAGTTAGAAAAATTAAATGATCTTAGACCTTAACTACATAAAAGAAAATATAACTAATGATTATATTGAAGTAATAGGAGACGATGAACAGATCTATAAAAAACTTATTCCTGTTCCTTATAGATGGACTCACGGTGCTACAGATAATCACCTAGGCGACGGTTTAGTTATATACTCACTCATACAGTTTCTTAGAGCTAAAGTCTGTGTGTGCTTAGGTTCTGGAGGAGGATTTATACCTCGTATTATGACTCAAGCAAGATTAGATTTATATGATTCAGGTATATTTGAAGGTAAAAAAGAATTTAACTGGGGCGATATAGGTTCTACTTTTTTAGTTGATGCCGCCAATGGAGTTGGAGGAAAAATAAACTATTTAGATGAGGATTCTTTTTTTAGATCAAAATTTTTTCCTAGATTTATTAACGATACAACCAAAAATGCATATTATAATTTTTTTACAAAGGAAGATATAAAAATAGATTACTTACATATAGACGCAGGTCATTCATATGAAGATGTAAAACAGGACTTTGAACTATACTCTAATTTACTTTCAGATAATGGATTAATATCTATTCACGATACTGACAGTAAGTATGAAAACAATTACATAGTTTCTAAGGACTTAGAAGAACAAAACCAATATCAATCTTTTACAGAAGGCCCCTGTAAATTTAATAAAGAGAATATAAAAGGTTGGCAAAAACTTAACCTTTTTAATGAAGGTAATCTTCAAGGTAAACCTAGTTCAACAGGATTAACATTATATAGACATGCCTAATTTAGTTACAGTAGTAGGAGAAAATACACATATATTACCTCATATGTTAAAACATTACGAAGATGTTATAGATAAAGCATATGTAGCAGTATATCGTCAAAGTGATGATGATGGTATATTGGAGGAAATAGAAGAGTTAGGTATTGAACCATTTATGGTGTTTACCGAACCTAAATATAACTGGGAAAGAGTTACGGAAATATACAATACTATTAAGCAAACTAAACCTAATGACTGGTGGATCGTATCTGATGATGATGAACTACAGGTATACCCAGAACCTATCGAAGATATCATTGAGAATTGTGAGAGAAATGGTTATGAGTTTGTTACAGGAGGGTTCTTAGATCGAATAGGTATAGATGGTACTTTTCCTAAAGTGACGAGAGAGACAGATTTACACAGAACTTTTCCTTTAGCAGGTTTCTTTAGACATCCAATGTCTGGAGCATGTCCTAACAAAGTTACGTTAATGAAAGGTTATCAAAAAGTTACTTCCGGTCAACATTACGCATCTTTTAATGACGGTACTAATAGTTGGGGGACTGAACATAAAAGACGTATGCCGATAGAAGAGTGCTTTACACAAGTGCATCATTTTAAATGGGACAGTACATGTGTTGAAAGAATAAAAAAAGTAGCAGATAACAAAAAAGACTATTCTTTTTCTGATGAATATAAAATAATGTACGATGCTATAAAGAAAAATAATTTTAAAATAGATACTAATAATCTTAAGTTTTTAGTTGAGGATATGAAAGAACTTTCGTATATTGAGTATAAAGATTATCCTCATTGGGATACACTAAAAAATAAAATAGTTACAATATGAGTCAAAATAAAGTAGAAGAAGCTTTACTTGAAGAACGTAAGGTTCAAGCTCTAGAAAAAATATCTAAAAGCTTAGCTATTCTTGTTCTATGGTTTGAAGAAGTAGATAAAGAAGAATGGGGAGAAAGAATCCAGTATTATTTATCAGAATTTTTAGAAAAGGGAGAACCCGAAAAGAAGAATGAGTCATAAATTAGGTTTAATAGTTCCTTATAGGGACAGACCTAATCAACTTAAATCTTTTAGAGAACACATTACTAAGTATTTAAATATTGATTACGAACTCATTATAGTTGAGCAAAGTGATCGAGATGACTTCAATAGAGGTAAGTTATTAAATATAGGTTTTCTAAAGGCTGAAGAATTAGGATGTGATTACGTAGTATTTCATGATATAGATATGCTACCTGTAGAGGCAGACTATACGTATGAATCTAAACCTACTCATTTAATAACAGAATTCGATTTACCTGATGATGTATCTCGTACTTTGTTTGACGAATACTTCGGTGGAGTAACATTATTTCCTTCTAATATATTTAGACAGATAAACGGATATTCAAATATGTACGATGGATGGGGATTTGAAGATGATGACTTACTCTTAAGATGTAGAGAGAACCATATTAACCTTGATACTAAAATAGTAACCCAAAGAGGAAGAGTAGACAGAGCTCTTCAGTTTAATGGAAAAGATAGTTATATAGTAGTTCCTAATGTAGTAAACTCATTGAAAGACTTTTCCATCTATACTTCATTTACAGTAGATGATACTCCTACTAATATGGAAGAGATAATAGATGAATATAGTATATGGTCGATACCAGGTTTTGATACCACCGTTACTTATAACTCTTTTGGAAACTTTTCATTCCAATTTTGGAAGAAAAACTTAGACTCTATATCTATACCTTCTCTTAATTTACCTAAAGGTACTTATAACGCTATAGTTACTATATGCAACACAGTAGAACCTAGAGAAATAAACTTTTATATAAATGGAGAAAAAGTAGGAAGTAATACCTACGACGATCTGTATAAAGTACAAAAAAGTAAATATATGTTTTTAGGAGCCGGTAATCCTGAAAGAGAAAAGAAACCGAATTGGTTTAAAGGATCTATTGATACTTTTTGTGTTTTTGATAAAGTATTAGATAAGAAAGAAATATATGACTTATCAGGGAATATAAATAAGAGTTTATTTGAATTCTTTAACAGAAATGATATGAAGATATATTATGACCTTAAATTTACTAACCAGAATATGGTATTAGACTTATCAGGAAACGAAAACAATGGATATACCAAAAATACTGAGTTTACAACTACTTCATTAACTTTTGATACTAAGCTACCTATTCCTCATAGAAAAAAAGGTAAATTTAAAGTCTTACCCCACGATGAAAATGGATATAAAGACGGATATTGGGTATCTTGGAAAAGTAGAGAAAACCAAGAAGTATATTTAGAAAAAGCTAAGAATAATAGAACTAACTATGAAAAAGACGGACTTACTAATTGTAGACACAGAGAGTTAGACTATATAAATGTTAAGAATTACCACCATATAATAGCTAAGATATGAGTCACAAATTAGGTGTATGTGTTCCCTATAGGAATCGAGAGCTACATATGCATGAATTCATACCGAAAATAGGTAAATACCTTAAAAACCAAGGTATAGACTTTCAGATATATATTGTTCATCAAGTAGATGATAAACTGTTCAATAGAGGTGCAACAAAAAATATAGGAGCAAAATATGCATTTGAAGATGGGTGTGATTATATAGTTTGGCATGATATAGATATGATACCTGAAGAAGACGGAGGAGCAGACTACTCATACCCTGAAAAAGCACCTAGACATATAGCTACTCAGATATCTCAAATGGACTATAAACTTAAATATCATGAATATTTTGGAGGAGCAGTACTTTTTACTAAAGAACAAGTCGAAGCTACAAATGGGTACAGTAACGGATACTGGGACTGGGGTATGGAGGACGATGATCTTTTTTGGAGATGCCATAAAGAAGGACTTACTAACGATACTTGGCTAGATATAGACAATGTTAACCAGAAGTACCTTAACTTTAATGGTATAGATTCATACGCAAAGTTTCCTTTTGATATGAGTATGAGAAACCTTACTTCTAAGTCACATACTATATCTGTGTTAGTAAGAGCATATCATACATTAGATAAAAATAAAATATTCCTTATAGGAGATAAAAAAAGAGCATATGTTGAGTACCCTATTTTAAGAATACCTGGTTATGATTATGGATTTTCATTCAATAACTCTAGAGCTCTATCCTTAACTTACTGGAATTCTTTTAATAAACATAATTATATGTGGCTTAAAAGATACGATAATCAATGGAGCTGGTTAACAGCGGTATTAGATGAAGAAAATCATTTATCCCACCTTTACTTAAACGGTACTGAAGTAGACTCTAAAGGTGGATTTGGTAGCCCGTCTCCTTTTAGATTTGCAGGTAAGTTAAAAAAGTACGGAACTAACAGTATGTATTTAGGAACTTCCCCATCAGAATCTGTAGAAAGTACTCATAAATTTTTTAAAGGAGATATTGCTAGAGTTTACTCTTGGGATAGAGCACTTAAACCTATAGAAGTTAAAAACTTACATATTAAACTCCCAGAAAATGGATTAATTACAAATTATGACGCTAATAATCCTAAATCTAAATTAGACACTTTTAATATAGAAACTAAAGAAGAAAGGTTAAAAGTTCCTAACTCTATTATTCCTCATAGAGTAGAAGGTAGAATGAGATGCTTACCTCATAAAGACGAAGGTATAGTAGACGGTAAGTTTGTAAAAGGTGAAACTACAGCTGCTAATGAAAGAAGATATGTACTTGGTATGCAGCAAGATGAAATTAATTACAAGGATGACGGTATAAAACAATTAAAGTATAAATTAATTAGCGAAGAAGTTTTTACTCCATGGGCTAAAATGCTCAATATAGAACTATGAAGTTACCTGTAGCTTTTAAAGATGTCAAGGATAAGCTTGACAATGTAGGCTGCGGCTTTTGTATAGCTAAGTGGAGTCAAGTTACTATGCATTTACATAATGGACTTACTCATTCTTGTCACCACCCTGCTCCTCATAAAATACCTCTTAAAGAAATACAAATAAATCCTACTGCGCTTCATAATACAAGACATAAGAAGCGTCAAAGGATGAGTATGCTCAAAGGCAAGAGACCTAAAGAGTGTGATTACTGCTGGAACGTAGAAGATAATTCTGATAGATTTTCCGATAGAGTACTTAAATCATCAGAACCATGGTCTATGGACCACTTTGATGAAATAGTTTCTAAACCATGGAATTCGGACTATAACCCTAAGTATGTAGAAGTATCTTTTTCTAATACTTGTAATTTTAAATGTTCATACTGCGGTCCTTTGTTCTCTTCTAAATGGATGGATGAAATAAGATCTAAAGGTCCTTATCCAACTGATGATAAATTTGGCAGGTTAGATACTTTAGAAAAAAAAGGACACATACCTTATTTAAAATCAGAATATAATCCTTATGTTGAAGCATTTTGGAAATGGTGGCCTGAATTGTATAACGATTTACATACATTTAGAATAACTGGAGGAGAACCTCTACTTTCTAAAGATACCTGGAAAGTATTAGACTTTATTTTAGAAGCAAAAGAACCTAACCGCAAGTTAAACCTTTCAGTAAATACTAATCTCGGCATACCGGATAACCTATTTAACAAGTTTGTAGAAAAAGTAGATAAAATAATTCAGGAAGAAAGAGTAAACGAGTTTATTATATTTACCTCAGTAGACGGATGGGGAGAACAGGCAGAATATATTAGAAATGGATTAGTATTCAATAAATTTTGGGATAATGTAAATACTCTATTAGATAAACTTCCAAAAGTTACTGTAGTATTAATGTCTACGTATAATATGTTTTCTCCGTTTACTTACAATAAGTTAATTGATGGAGTATATAAACTTAAAAAAGAATATGCTAACGATAAGAGATATTGGAAGCATGCAATTCATTTAGATACATCTTACTTAAGGTACCCTCATCATCAAACAGTTCAACTATTAACTGACAGCCATAAAGAACTTATTAGATCAAATGCTGAGCTTATGTACTTTAAAAGTTCACCTGTATTTAATCACACTCAGTTAGGATTTACTACCATAGAAATTAATAAAATGAAAAGAATTTACGATTGGAGTAAATCTAACATAGATGAAGATAAATTAAAATTAGAGAGATCCAATTTAGTTAAATTTGTGGATGAACATGATAAAAGAAGAGGTACTAATTTTTTAAAAACTTTTCCTGAACTAGCAGAATTTTACTATGATAATAAATAAAGGTGAACCCTGGATAGTATGGCCTAAAAAATATAGTCACGGGCTCTGTAAAGAAGATATAAATAATTCTCTTCAAGGAGACAACGACTTTACTCTAGGCATAGAATTTAAACTTCTATCAGAAGGCTCAGATAAACGAACTATTTTTTCAAGATTACCAAATTATTTAGGTCTAGATATAGAGAAAGAAAATAATAATGTTTTATTTATAATAAAGACAGTTAATAACGGAGAAGAAAAAGCATACTACGAATTTTCGGATTATAGTTTAGATAAGGATTTTCATAGATTCTATATAAGGTATAGTAAACAAAAAAACTTTTTAGACTTAAGCATAGACGGAAAAGTAATAATTGAAGTTCAATTTGATGAAAATGAAGAGTTATTAAAGTCAGATGAATCTCATATTATACTAGGCTCAGGTAATTTTCCTCATAATGGGTTTAATCTCAATTATAGTGAAATAGAACTTAAGCAGTTTTTTGTTACTAAAGAATTTTTAAGTATTAAACCATATACAACAGAAGAGTTGCTTAAATATAATTCTACTGGAGTATATGATTTTGTAAATAGAACTGATTATCAAGTTTGGGATTATACAAACAATTATAATTTGATAGGAAAAATATTATAATGCAAGAATTTTATTCTATAAGAGAAAAGTTAAATGAAATAAGCCCTAGCTTCTGTATAGCTAAATGGGCACAGTTAACTTTATACTTACATACAGGTTATAATCATTCTTGTCACCATCCTACACCTCATAAAATACCTTTAGAAGAAGTACTAGAAAACCCTAAAGCTCTTCACAATACAAAGCATAAGAAGTCTCAAATGAGAAAAATGCTTAGAGGAGAAAGACCTTCTGAATGTGAGTACTGCTGGAAAATAGAGGACTTAGGGAAGGACTATATAAGCGATAGAGTATACAAATCAGCTCATGAAATGTCGACAGTTAAACTAGAGGAAATAGTTCAACGAAAATCAGCTGATATAGAGCCTAGCTATCTTGAGATTAGCTTTAGCAGTGCTTGTCAGTTAAAATGTGCTTACTGTTCACCTGATATATCTACTTCTTGGATGCAAGAGATAGAGCAGCATGGTGGGTACCCTACTTCTACTAATTTTAACGATTTAAATTGGTTTAAGTCTCAAGATAAAATGCCATACAAATATAGTGAAGATAATCCCTATGTAGAAGCTTTCTGGAAATGGTGGCCGGAACTTGCTCCTAAGTTACATACCTTGAGACTTACAGGAGGAGAACCTTTACTCTCTAAAGATGTTTGGAAAGTTATAGATAAAGTTATAGAAAATCCTAATCCTAAATTAGTCTTCTGTGTTAATACTAATTTATTAGTACCAGATGCATTAATAGATAAGCTAATTTACAAGTTAAACGAACTAGACGGTAAGGTAAAAGAAATACAAGTCTTTTCTAGCGGGGAAGCAACTGGACTAGCTAATGAATATATACGATTTGGTACTAACTATAAAAAATGGCAAAAGAATTTTGAAAGAATATTAAATGAGACTAATAACGTTTTAGTAGCCAATATGACAACAGTTAATTTAACTAGCGTAGGTACGTACTGTGACTTTATAAGATATCTTTTATCATTAAGGAAGGTACATAATAAAACCGTAAATTTTGACAAGGTACAGTTTATGACAAACTACTTACGTTATCCTGAATTCTTAGCTATAACTAACTTAGATATAAAATCGAAAGATAGGTTTAAAGAATCTGTTGACATATTAATTAAAGAACGTCATTACGATTCAGGTTTAGATAAAGATGAATGCCTAACAGCAACTCAAATCGACCAGCTAAATAGGCTAGTAGATCATATGTATAATAATACGGATGAAGACAGTAAATTAAATATTAACCGTAAAGATTTTTTTAATTTTACTCAAGAATACGATAAAAGAAGAGGAACATCATTTGATGCTGCTTTTCCTGACCTTAAACAATTTTACAAGTTATGTCAAGAAGCTTAGAAGAAACTAAAAAGCTAATAGATTCAATCTCACCTTCCTTTTGTGCTGCTAAGTGGTATAATGTATCGATATGGTTAGGTAATGGACGAACAGCATCATGTCACCATCCTTTAGCCCACCATATACCTAGAATGGAACTGCAAAACAATCCATCAGCCCTTCATAATACAGAATTTAAAAAAACTGCTCGTAAAGAGATGCTTGAAGGTGATAGACCTAAAGAATGTGGATACTGTTGGAGAGTAGAAGACGCTGCTAAAGGTAAAAAAGATGTATATAGTGATAGAGTATACCAATCACATAGATATACTACTGATGAAATAGTTAAGATTAAAGATAAGCCTTGGGACCATAACGTTATTCCTAAAACAGTAGAACTTGCTTTTGATAACTTATGTAATTTAGCTTGTAGTTACTGTAATGCTGAGTTTAGTTCTACTTGGGCTCAAGATATTAATAAGAATGGTCCATACAAAGGAATGGAAACTAAAGGAGGTCATACTTTTGCTAATAACGGTTCTCATGCAATGCCTTTTGGACATAAAAACGAAGATAACGAATTTATAAAGAAGTTTTTTGAATGGTTTCCTTCAATTAGAGGAGGATTACAAGAACTTAGAGTATCAGGAGGAGAACCTGCTAGGTCACCTTCTTTTTGGAAGCTATTGGACATGTGTGATAATGATACATTCGATTTTGCAGTTAATAGTAATCTTATAATGCCAGAAGATAGGTTAAATACATTAATAGAATCAGCAAAAAAATTTAAAGCATTCGATATTTACACTAGTGCAGAATCTTTTGGTAGAAATCAAGAATTTGTTAGAGATGGCTTTGATTGGGATATATGGGAGAGAAATATTACTAAATTATTAGCGGCACCTCAGATAAGAGCAGTACATATTATGATGACTCTAAGCGCATTGAGTGTCTGGACTACAGATAAGTTTCTAGAAAAGATAATTGGCTGGAGAAAACAAGCAGGCACTAAAGAAATGCTTTATATGTCAGTTAATATTTTAAGATTTCCTTCTTTTCAAAGTATGAATATATTACCAAAAGAAATTAAAAATGATCTAGCCTATAAAATAGAAAAGGTATTAATTCCATCTAAAGATTGGATGCACGAATGGGAAATCAATCATTACAATAGGCTATTAGTATACCTTAGAAATGTAGATAAAGCTTATGAAGACGAAGATAGTTATAAAAATAAAGCTAACGACTTTAAAAACTTTACAGTTCAATACGCTAGACGTAGAGAAAAACCTATAAAACAATTTATGCCAGTTCAATTTAACGATTGGTTCCAAAATATATAATATGTCAGAAACTAAATTACTAGCTCCAGGGGATCAAATTAGCCCCACATTCTGTATCCTTCCTTGGATTCACCTTAATACTTGGCCCAACGGTAATGTATATCCTTGCTGTTTAACTGACTATAGAGAAGAGTTAGGTAATATGAAGGATAACACTCTAGAAGAACTATGGAATGTTGCTAGAATGAAAGACATTCGCAAAGATATGCTATTAGGTAAGAAGCATGACAATTGTAGAAAATGCTACCAGCAGGAAAGGAACGGATTAGATAGTACTAGAACTTCTACTAATAGACATTACAAACATCATATACCTAATATAATAGAGCATACCAAACCAGACGGAACTAATGAAAAGTTTGAACTTCTTTATTGGGACTTTAGATTTTCTAACCTCTGTAACTTTAAATGTAGGATGTGCGGATCGTATTTAAGTTCTAAATGGTTTGAAGACGAAATAAAAATATTTGGAGGTTCTAATTTACCTAAAGCAATAATAAATGTAAACGATTATAGTAAAAAAGATATTCAATACTATCTCAATAAGTTTATAGAAGACGTAGAAGAAATTTATTTTGCAGGAGGTGAACCTCTTATAATGGATGAGCATTATTATATTATGGAAAAGCTTATCGAGATTGGACATACTGATGTTAGAATAAGGTATAATACAAATTTAGGTTACCTAAAATTTAAAAAATGGGATAATTTAAAAATATGGGAACCTTTTAGAAAAGTAAATAATGATAATGTAGCAATATTTGCTTCAATAGACGGTATAAACGAAGTAGCTGAATACGAAAGAAAAGGTACAAAGTGGCCTGTAGTAGAGGCTAATATAAAGAAATGTATAGATGAAGGTTTAAACTTTCACGTTAGTTGTACTACCAGCATAATGAACGTATTCCATATACCTACATTTATTGATAGAATGGTAGAATTAGGATTAGACATATTTCATATTCAATTAAATAATATTTTAACTAATCCTTTATATTACAATATTAATATACTACCTATAGAATTAAAAGATAAAGTAAAGTACCTATACAGTAAACACTTAGAAAAATTTGAAGGAAGAGAGCAAGAAGAATTAAAAATTAAATATGACAGTATATTTAAGTTTATGGATGAAAGCCCAGAAGATAATGTAAACAAAATATATGCTCAATTAAAATCTATGACGGATAAAATAGATAAAGGTCGTAATGAGAATTTTTTAGAAATATATCCTTATTATACTGAATGGTATAACAGTATAGGAAAAAGTAAACTTTAATGCTAAAAGAAGAAAGATTTATATGTGATTTACCATGGAAGCATTTAAGTGTACACCCCCACGGTAACTGCTCTATATGCTGTGTATCTGACCATAACTATATTGGATCACAAGCTACTACTGGAGTAGATGCTGAGTTTAGAATACATAATGTAGCAACTGACCCTCTGGAAGATATAATTAATTCAGACAGTTATAAGACTATTAGAAAAGAGATGCTAGAAGGAAAAAAACCTTTAGCATGTAAGACCTGCTGGGATGTAGAAGAATCAGGAGGAAGATCAAAAAGAGTTAGAGATTCAGTATTTGATGTAGACTTTGATGAAATAACAAACGCAGATGGGAGTATAGATGTAGACTTATCTAATATAGAATTAAGATTAGGTAACTTTTGTAATTTAAAATGTCGTTCCTGTAATGCAGAGTCATCTACTTCTTGGATAGATGATTACTATAAATTAAAAGATAAGGTACCTCTACCTAGTAATTTTGATAAGGTAAAAAATAGTAAGTGGTCTAACTACGATTGGGTAGAGGATCAACAATTTTATGATAAGTTAATATCTAATAGTCCTAATATACGTCAATTACACATAAGTGGTGGAGAACCTTTCTTAGTACAAAAGCATTTCTACTTATTAGAAAGATTAGTAGAAGATGACCTTGCTAAAGGTATAGATATATTTTACATAACTAACGGTAATTATAATTTTGAAAAACTAATACCTGTTTTAGAAAAATTAGAAAATTTTCATAATGTATATATAAGTTTTAGCCTGGACGATATATGGGAAAGGAATGCATACATAAGGAAGTTAAGTAATTTTAAGTTGACTATAGATAATATTAAAAAATTTATAGAAAGATTTGACTTTAATTATACTATTACTCAGACTATAAGTGCTTACAATTTCTTATATTGCGAAGAATTATCTCAATATTTAGTAGAAGAAGGATTATATAAATTAGACGGTACTGGTCAGATACCAAGAATTATACCTAATCACGTACATGCTCCTGCATACCAAAATGCTACTGTTATACCACAGAATATAAGACAGCAAAAAATAGATAGTATAAAAGATAAATTAAGTAGTGAACTATATCATGATTTTTATGGTAGATATTATAACTCTCCTTATAATAATGAAATATCTAAATTTTTTAAAGTTACCAATGCAGTAGATAAATTGAGAAGAGAAAAAATGAACGATCATTTCCCTGAGTTGTTTAATGCTTTGAAAGGTGAGTTAATATGAGTATAAGATGTGTACATATTGAAAGTGGTCTTAGAGTAACTAACTACGGTACTACTCAACCTTGCTGTTACTTTGATCCTAATATAGACTATAAAGACGAAGAAGGTAAAAAAGTAAACGTTAATTCTACTACATTACCAGACGTATTTAAAAATAAAACTTTATCTGATTTAAGAAAACAATTTAACAAGGGTGAAAGACCGGTTGAATGTACAAGATGTTGGAAAGAAGAAGATGCAGGTATTGAAAGTAAAAGAATAAGAGATACTAGAAATTTTGGAGAGAAAAAATTAATTAATACTGTAAGGTTTTTAGAGCTTAATTTAGGTAACACTTGTAACTTTGCATGCCGTATGTGCGGTATAGAAGCTAGTATAAAATGGTATAAGGAAGATAAAAAACTTAGATTCGACGACAAAACAGATAAAGAGTATAATTCGTACGTTAAGAAAATGTATAAAAGTTATGAAGATGATAGTCTATTCTGGAAATCGGTTTATGAAGTAGCTCCAACATTAGAAACTATAGATATGTACGGAGGAGAACCTTTCTTAGTAAAAAAACAATGGGAGTTTCTTAAAGAGTTAATTAGAATGGGCTATAGTAAAAATATAAGACTTCATTTTAATACTAACGGTTCTATATTTAGTGAAGAATACGTAAAAATACTAGACGAATTTAAACATACTACTATTAGTTTTAGTATTGATGGAATAGAAGACAAGTTTAATTACATTAGACATCATGGGGACTGGGTAGAAGTACTTAAAAATATGAATAAGTGGAATGATGCCACTAAAGATAAACTTAACTATAGGTTAGACATATGTGTTACAGTGTCAGTCCTTAATATATTAGATTTAGGAGAGGTAAGTGACTTTTTTACTTTAACTTTTCCTAACATGCCGTTATTCTTTAATCAAGTTAGTTGGCCACTCTACTATTCAGTTAAATGTATACCTAATAACTTTAAAGGTAAGATAACTGAAAAATTAATGAGCTATGCAGAGTCAATAGATTTACAAGAAGTTAAAGAACAAGTGTATACTACGGTAGAATTCATGAACAAAAACTCAGCTCCTATTGAATCGTTCAATAAATTTTTTAAAGTTAATGATTTTTTAGATGTAAATAGAAAAGAAGAGTTTGAAAAGACTTTTCCTGAGCTGAGTAATATTTTTAAACCTTATATTAATAAAAACGTTATATAAATGAATAAAGAACTAAAACTTTCTGAAGAAGAAATAGGAGTACTTAGAGGTATAGATAAAAGCAGTAGAATGATTACTGAAGAACTTGGTAAGATTAACATTAGTAAATTAGAGCTCGAAAGAAGAAAAGAAAGAGCAGAAGATTATTACTTTAAACTTAAAACAAGAGAATCAGAAGTTGCAAAAGGTCTAGAAAAAAAGTACGGTAGAGGCACAGTAGACATAATATCAGGAGTTTTTAAACCTATATAGCACTTCTTCAGTTCTTTTACCTATTTATATAGGAATACGTACACTCACCTTTATAGGTTTCGTATATATCAAGATATTTATTAATGTACAAAATAATCTAATTGACAGAACATGGCAGAAACATTAATCTCCCCAGGTGTATTAACCAGAGAAAATGATATTTCCTTTATCGCTCCAGCAGCCGTAGAAGCTGGTGCAGCTATCCTAGGTCCTACCGTAAAAGGACCAGTTGAGGATCCAACACTGGTTACCTCATACGGGCAATATCAACGTATATTCGGAGTTACATTCGAATCTGGTTCGACAAAACAAGAATACCTAACGTCTCTTGCAGTAAAATCATACTTCAATCAAGGAGGAGGATCAGTATTAGTTACTAGAGTAGCTTCTGGATCTTACTCAGTTGGTTCTAGTACAGATATTACAGCAGCTACAGGTTCGCTTAATAACCCATTTACTTTAGAGACAGTTGGTAAAGGATCAATCTTTAATAACTCAACTGGAGCAAGTGATGCTGGATCAGAAAATAGTGATGGATCACTTAAATCTGGATCAGCTGATAATTTAAGGTACGAAATTTCCAACATACAAAACGGTACAGGAACTTTTACTTTAACAGTACGAAGAGGAGATGATAGCGCTAAAAATAAAGTAATACTAGAAACTTTCAACGACCTATCTTTAGATCCTAACTCAGGAAACTATATAGAAAGAGTTGTAGGTAACCAAACTAAGTCTAAAACTACAGACGGAGACGGAAACGTTTATATCCAAACTACTGGAGAATTTGTTAACCAGTCTAACTTCGTAAGAATATCAGCAGTTAATAACCAAACATTAAATTATGTTGGAACTGATGGTTTAACAGTAGGTAGTGACAACAGTAACATATCTTATTCAGGATCTCTTCCAGTTGCACAGTCTGGTTCATTCCACGGAGCAACAGGAACTAATGGAAATGCTGGAGATAAATACTTTGGTGATATTACAAATACAGATACTCAGGGATTAGTAGGAGCTAACTACGTAGATAGTATTTCTCTACTAGGTAATAAAGACGAGTATGCTTTCAATATTATATCAGCACCAGGTCTTATATATGACTTCGGTACACATAAAACACAATTAGATTCAATTATCTCTTTAGCAGAAACTAGAGGAGACACTATAGCAGTAATAGATCTTGAGCAGTACGGAGCTACAGTATCTAACGTAACAGCAGCAGCTAGTACAGTAAATAGTTCATTTACAGCAACCTACTGGCCTTGGTTACAGACTCAATCTTCTACAGGTAAAAATGTATGGATTCCTGCATCAGTAGTAATCCCAGGAGTATATGCATTCACAGACAATGCAGCAGCACCATGGTTTGCACCAGCAGGTTTAACTAGAGGAGGAATTTCAGACGTAATTCAAGCAGAAAGAAAATTAACTAGAACTCAAAGAGATACTCTATATAATGCAAATGTTAACCCAATTGCTACATTCCCAGGAGCTGGTATTTCAGTATTCGGTCAGAAGACCTTACAGAAAAAGAAATCAGCACTTGATAGAGTAAATGTAAGACGTCTCTTAATAGAACTTAAGAAGTTTGTGAACGATGTATCAAGAACTTTAGTATTTGAACAAAATACTATTAATACTAGAAACAATTTCTTATCACAAGTTAATCCGTTCCTAGAATCAGTAGTACAAAGACAAGGACTTTACGCTTTTAGAATTGTAATGGACGAGTCAAACAATACAGCCGACGTAATCGACAGAAATCAATTGATCGGTCAGATATTTATTCAACCAGCTAAGACAGTTGAATTCATAGTTCTTGACTTTACAATCGAGCCTACTGGAGCAACATTTACGGCTTAATTTAAAAAGTAGATATTTATATTAAAATAAAACAAACATGGCAGTATTATCACCTTCTGAAGTAATGTTTCAGGCCTTTGAACCAAAGGTACAGAATAGATTTATCATGTATATCGATGCAATACCATCTTTCATGATTAAGCAAGTTTCTGCTCCCTCGTTCGAGGATGAATCAATAAAACTCGATCATATTAACACTTATAGAAAGATTCGTGGAAAAAGAGAATGGGGTACAATGGATATGACATTATATGATCCAATTACACCTTCTGGAGCTCAAAAAGTAATGGACTGGGCTCGTCTATCATACGAATCAGTAACCGGTAGAGCTGGTTATTCAGACTTCTATAAGAAAGATCTAACACTAAACGTACTAGGCCCAGTAGGAGACATCGTTTCTGAATGGGTAATTAAAGGAGCATTTATAACATCAATGTCCCAAGGAGACTTCGATTGGAGTAACTCTGAAGTAGCAGAACTAACCATAACAGTAGATATGGATTACTGCGTACTTAACTACTAATACATGCCAAGTATATTTAAGACCCGGCTTTATGTCGGGTTTTTTTAGTTATGATATTCTGGTATGAAGATAAAAATGGGGGAATAAAAAGCTGTTTAGATTATCTATATGAGAATTTAACTGCTGATTTGTCTTTACGTAATAAACAAAGTAAAGATGAGTATTTTTTAATCCAATATTGGGGAGTATACCAAGGAGATGTGTATAAAACTTTTATACCCAATATATTCACAGAACAATATAACGAAAAATTATTAAGTTTACAAAAACAAGGAGTAACTTTAATAATAGACTCATCATCTGAAGGTACAATATATAGGAAAGATCTTTTCGACTATATAGAAAGTTTAGAAAGTAGCGGTATAGATATAAGTAAAGTAATACTAGCTACTAATAATCATACTCCACCAGTTAATTATTATAAGTTAAAAGTAAAAGTTGTTTGTTTTCCTTTGTTTTTAATAACAACCCTACTAAGATGCAGCAGTTATGTGAAAAAATCAGATATAAAACCTACTTATAAATTTTTATGTCTTAATAGAAGAATGAGACCGTATAAGTATAAGTTACTATTAGAACTTAGCAAAAAACAACTACTTAAAGATACCTTATACAGCTGGATATCATCAGTAAATGGTCGCTATCCTCAAATAGGCAAGTTGAGGAAGAAAGGTATAGAAAACGACGTAGTCTTAAGCAGAGAAGATAAGTTAAAGGATAAGTTAGGTCTATATGGGTTCAATAGCGACTGGTATAAGTTAGTTAAATTAGATATAGTTAATGAAACATACTATTCTGAAGAAAATGAAATACATATCACCGAAAAAGTTTATAAACCTATAATGCTTGGAGTTCCTTTCGTTGTTAATAGTACTAAAAATTACATAAAAACATTAAAGGAACTAGGCTTTATTTACCCAGACGTAGATTATGATAGTTTTAAAGATGAAAATAGGTACAAAAAGGTAGTTGAGACAGCTGAATACCTAGTAGATAAAAATTTGGATAAATATACATTACATAACAGAGAATTATTTTTTAACTTAGACCATAAAAAAAAGATACTAGATAAATTATTCTTTTCAGAAATTTAGGTTGTATAATAAATTTTTTATTCATATATTTATATAAGACTAGTTATAACTAATAAAATTTATGAGCACAGAACAAAAATTCCCTACAGAAATCGTTGATTTACCATCGAAAGGGCTTCTTTACCCTGAAGATTCAATACTCTCCTCTGGAACTATAGAGATGAAGTATATGACAGCAAAAGAAGAAGATATTCTAACTAATCAAAACTATATTCAGAAAGGAATAGTTATTGATAAACTACTAAAATCATTAATAGTTGACAAAAAAATTAATTATAATGAATTATTAGTAGGAGATAAAAATGCTATTTTAGTAGCAGCAAGAATTCTAGGTTACGGAGCTGATTATGAATTCACATACCAAGGCGAACAGGTTAAAGTAGACTTAACCCAAATAGAAAATAAGCCTTTTGATGAAAAACTTGTATCTAAAGGTAAAAATGAATTTAAATATACTCTTCCTACAACAAAGAACGAACTAACGTATAAGCTTCTCTCTCACGGGGATGAACTTAAAGTTGATCAAGAAATAAAGGGCATTAAAAAAATTACTAAAGATGCTTCACCTGATCTTTCTACTAGATTAAAACATATGATTATTGCTGTAGACGGTAATGGTGATACAAAATTTATAAGAGACTTTGTAGACGAGCAGTTTTTAGCTAGAGATTCAAGAGCATTTAGAAAGCACTTAAACGGTATACAGCCAGATGTGGATTTAAAATTTTATCCAGAAGATGGCCCAGAGGAGG